CCTCAGCATATATCGACTCGATTGATTAATGACTTTGAATCACTTGGCATGCGCTCGCTTGCCTATGTCGAAAACTGGCGGACCCGTCAAGATTTGCGCGATAGCCATATGGCGTCGTGCTATTCGCTGGCAGATGTAAGGGAGGCTGAGTCTATGGGCTGGCGTGGCTTTTGGTCTCCGGCTGCAGAGGATATCGGCAACACCACACCCGATGGGATGTTATTGTGTCCGGGCTCTAAATATTATGAGAATCTCAAAGGCAAGCGCATAGGCTGTGGTGACTGCGGACTATGTGACGGCGCCTCAAATAAATCATCCGTCATTAATATCAGGCATGGCAACGGGGACTCGTCCCGTGTTGCTGGGTTGATTCGACGTGGCGCACTATCTAACATGATTCTAAACAATTCAGGGCGCGCTATGGGCGCTTATGTGGGGGCATNAAATGAACCTTATTAAAACTTTTTTAACTCAAAGCGAAGCCGAAACCTTTATCTCCAAACAAAAAAAACCACGCCTTGGAGATTATTTTATTGAGCGTGATTTATTTAGCGGAAAATTTAACGTTTACTTAACTGATTGATTAGGGGCATAAAATGAAAAACATTAAGAAACGAATAGAACCAAAAAAACTCCCGGCTCATACTTTCGATTGTCTGGACGAAGACAATGAGCCACAAGGTGACGCAATGTGTGAACGTTGCGCCATTGATAACAACGATGGCTGGGACGTCACAGCGGGTTGGAGGCCTTGGCAATGATTAAATCTTTTGAAAACTACACGCGCGGCGAGTCCGTAACAATTGGCTCTGGCTATCTTGCGGCTACTCGCTGGACTAAGCGTTATGACGACGGACAAACGGCTAGCCTGTTTGTGGCGGATAGTAGAGTAACGAGGGCAATTGTTCGAGAAGCTTTTGAAGCTATGAAAGCTGGCTACCACGTCAGTGTATTTAAGAAAACTCACTCGAATCTAAAATGGTATAAATAAAACATAGGGACCCAAGGTCCCTATTTTTTTATCTATTCTCCAACCAATCAATAGCCGCTTGACTTCCCCTGGCCACAAAATAAACCCAACCATTGTCTTCTAGGATTGCTTGCCATGCCTTCTGACTCTTAGATATTGTCCCGCCCTTGGTTCGTTTGAGTTCGATAGCTATCATGGGTTGCCCCACCAAAATACAATCCGGCACCCCAGGCGACACACCAAAAGATTTCAGCCTACTGGCTACCGCCTTGTGCCTATGCTCCCCATTTGGAACATGAAACCAATGATAGCCCTTGGAGTTGAGATAGGCGGCAAGCCTTGTTTGTTCCCATGCCTCACTTCTTACCGGTTCTTTATTTGATTCTGGTATAGACAACTGAAGGCCGTCCTTTCTTGGGGCGCACTTGTTTCTGTTCTATGCGGCGTGAGTCAATCAAGTCCTTGATTATTTTGTTTCTCTCGTCACGATTGATTGCTTGCGTCTTACGAGTCAAGTCGCTGGCCTTGATTCCTCTCTTAGGGATATGATGTAGAACGGTTTTAAGTTTTCTTTCGTAGTCCGTATCTGCAACACGCTCTACAACGTCCGCAACACTAACGTTGATAAGATATTCAATCAACTCGCAACCCCAAGTGATATCCTCCAACGATATCTTAGGCTGGCGATAATCCAAACCGATAGAGCGAACCATTGCCAGCTTAACCGCATGCTCATAAGCGCGGCTCCACATAGGGTCCATTCCTGTTTTGCGGCTGTCTACCATTTTGGTACGCATGCGTTTAGCATAGGCCGTGAGATATTCTTGCGCATCATCATCGATATCTAAGGTGTGAAGCTCTACCTCTTTTGAGCCGCTCGATACCGTAACGCCTTGTTTGGTTCTGATATATTCTGTGACCTGCTCAAAATATTTTAGGAGTCCAGGCGGCGGAGTTAAATCATCTGGGATATTCATGTCTGGCATATGACCACCGATATCAAAAATGATAAGCCGGTTTAAAAATCCATCCATAACCTGAGTTGACTTCAAGCTTTCATAGAAGTGGCTTGGGGTTGTTGTACCATAGACCGATACACATGGCTGGTAGATATCGATACGCGGACGATTGCCATCGGTATCAGCATATTGCATGCCTCGAAACATTCCCTTGGACCGTCCGAATAATTCCATAAGGGTCGTCATGATATCCTTGCGATATGTGGCAGCCTTTCCATCTGTCACAGACTTCAAGAATAAACCAAACTCATCGATTGATATCATTGTGGCCGGGTTCTTTTGCACATGTTTGAGCAGGCCCTGAGCAGACGACATTCTGCCTGTACCTATTCTGTCCTCTTGCCCGATATCGGTATACAACTGGTCAGCGCAGTGCATAGGATGTTCCTTGCCGGAGCCTGAGTAGCCGATGCCTACCGTATAGATATTGGTTCTAAGGTCAGTCTTAGAGCGGTAGTATCTGCCATAGAGCGTACCCAAAACAGGAAGAGCAGCGGCCAGGGCCAAGATAGGCTGAGGATAAATGGCCGTGCTATTGATAAAATGGCAGACAGCACCAAGGGCACCGGGCACATTTAAAAACTTACTAGGGAACACCCGCTCGTCTAAATCCGTATCGGGAATATCAAACTCAGGGATAGCTATTTCTTCAATAGCAACCGGGATAGCTTCACTTGGGTTGTTCTCAATATGGGATTTAAGAATACTTGCAACTGTTGCATCCACCTCTGTTTGCATAAGAGGGTTATCATTCTGATTATTCCATTCGTTAGCCTGCTTAACCACCGATAGAATATCATCACCCTTGGCAACAAACTGTCCCACCATGCTGGCCATAGCGTTATTACGGCCACCTTCATCCACAGGGCTACCGTCATGTGGCTCTTTTACTTGGTCAACATCAAAGATGTACTCACCAGAAGAGTCAGTCCCATTATAAGAATAGATAGTATTCAGATTCTCTTGTGGCAGAGTAGGCAACTCATCTGCCATGGTAATCATGCAGCCGCTATCAATCTTCCATTCGTATAGCTTGCCACTTGGGTGTACACTTGGCGGCGCTACTACATAGCCACCGCGTCCTCTTATATCTACCTTGCCCTTTTCATTTACAGAGTTAGGCACCACTCCATTGATTCCATAATAGAAATGAGCACCACGGGCAGTCTTAACCTTCCATGGTGTAGGCGGTAGGTTGTCACCTATCCAACGAATCGTATCGTTAGTATCAGCATCTACCACGATACAGTTGATACCAGTCACAACACCAATATTTGCATTGGGCCACTTATCCCACCAGCCCTCTATCTCTTCTTCTGTCGGTTCCCTCTCTTGGTATTCCTTCCAAGCCACCAAAGGCTTTTTTCCTTTCGGTTGCAGCGGTATTATCCGCAAGCCATTATCCCACATTGAACGAGCAGCTTCCCCCAGTTCAGACATTCTTCACCCTCCGATTATTGAATTTAAATTTTATTGATAGTCTTATTTCTCAGATTCAATCGACTTCAATCCCCGAATCAAAGCCTCTCGAATCACCTGTGCTCTGGACGGTGTGCCAGCAGGGAAGCGCTCAATATCTTTCCCTACTGTTGCCCGCAGTGACTCTGCAAGCTCTAAAATGTTTTCATTCAATCTCAGCCCAATTACCTTTGACATGACCCATCTCCTTGTTGTTTAATGGTCTCCCCCTATTATTACCTATTAATGTACGTGCCCGCAACTTAAAAAACAAATATAAATAAAATAATTGTTGACAGACAAAGCAACAAAAGGTACAAATGGGAATAAGCTATTTTTTTTAGGAGAGGTGATTATGAAATTAGAAGACAAAAAACCCCAGCCAATTGATTTGCTGGCCTTTGAGCTTAAGAAGGCCAAAGAGCTAGAGGCGTCTGCCCGTGACAAGCGAGTGCAGATTGAAAACCTAATCATTGAAGCAGCCGGAATCAAAGAGGAAGGCAGCACTACAACCAATGGTAACTTCTTTAAGGTGACTACCACCGGTAAGCTCACCCGCAAGCTGGACGAAAAGGTGTGGCGCTCGATTGCTGGCCAGTTCAACGGTGAGGCCCCTATTCGCACCAAGCTTGATGTTGACACCCGCAAGCTTAAGAAGCTGGCTGTAGACAATCCTGAGCTTTTCCAGCTGGCCTTGTCTGCCATCACAACCAAGCCTGCCAAAGGTGCGGTTAAGATTGAGGAGGTGGTGTAATGGCTGGCGAACCATCACTAGACCCACCTGATGAAATCGAATTGCCAGAGCCTGACCAGGATGACTGGGACCAGTGGAGACTTGTCGATAAGGCAGAAGACTTCTGGGAATGGATTTTTGATAAAAAGCAGGACGAGGTTACTGAGGCCATTGAGCATGTTCTTGTGCCATTCATTCCAGGGAAGACAGGTAGCCCAGGCAGCGATGCCTCAAAGCGCAAAGCCGGGCAAGCCCTGGTGGACCTTATTGATGAGTGGATACAAATGGGAGACCTTGGTGATTATCACGAGGACAATCCATCAGGCTCCCCTGAGCGTGATGGCCCTGTCAGCGAGCCACCTTATGAGCCCTGTCATCAGTTCTATGACGGGACGGGCAAGCACTAATGACAAGGGAAGAACACATGGCCCTTGAAGGCATGATTCAAAAACTCAGAGAGAAAGCAGAGCAGCTAGAGGTCGATGCGGCAACGGTCGCCTCTATGCTGGTTCGGCTAGAGAATGAACTATTGGAGACGAGGCCGCAATGAAGGAACCAGAAGTAAAGATAGTGTTTATGGCCAAGGTTGTAGTCGATGGCGTGGTTATCATGGAGCAAGAGGTGGCAGCAATTGCAACACCCAAGCTGGTTTGGGGAGAAGCTGTGCCGGAGAGTCAGCCATGAAGCAATTCAAGTTAGTAATTGAAAAGCACCGTGGCCCTGCCGAGCATCATGGTTCTGACAATCTTTTGGAGCTATGGGAGAAGGCTTGGTGGGCGTTCATGAATGACGAGTACCCATTGACCATAAAGCGCGTTGATTTTTGGGTGGGCGAAAAAAAGCTTCGCGGCTCCTGCACGGACCGAGATAGGTTTTTTAGAGGAGTAGACTCTATGGCAGAGAGGCGTCTGGAGGGGAAGGAGTTTGAGGGAGCGTATGTTCCGGGATGGATATGGAGCCAGCACGAAAAAGGGCAGGTGAGCCTAAAACAAATAAAAGACTGGGCTCTTTCCGGGTGCAGAAGCGTTGCTCAAACGCTGAAAGAAGAAGGCAAGGACGAAGGCTTTGCTAAGCAGTTAAGAAAAATTGAGGGTGCTGAAAAAATCCTGGGGCGTAGGTCGCATTATTATAGGAGGTGAGAAATGAAATTTACAAACACAAAAAACGCAAATGCAAACTCAGGCATAAAGCTGTTAGGCTATGGCCTAGCAGGGTCAGGCAAGACATTTGCAATTCGCACATGCAATGAACCGGCTCTGATTATCAGTGCAGAATCTGGCCTGCTTTCACTTGCTGACGTGTCAGTTGATGCAGTCACAATTGATAGCTTTGATGATGTGGATAAGGTTTATGACTACCTAAAAAATTCAGAAGAGAGCCAGAAGTATAAGTGGATTTGCATCGACTCATTATCTGAGGTTGCTGAAACCTTGCTGGTGTCTGAGCTTGCCCGGAACAAAGATGGTCGCAAGGCATACATGGAAGTGTCTGCTAGAACACAGGCAATGGTGCGTAAGTTCAGGGACCTACCACGTAACATCTACATGACATGTAAGATGGAGCGCCAGAAGGATGAGTTTAGTGGGGGCATTCTGTGCTACCCTAGCCTGCCCGGTTCAAAGCTGGGTCAGCAGATTCCTTACCTGTTCGATATCGTGGCAGCGATGCGAGTTGAGAGGGATGCCGAAGGTGTGCTCAAGCGCATGCTGCAAACAAGCAGTGATGCAAAGTATTATGCAAAAGATAGAAGTGGCAAGTTGTCGCAATTTGAAAACCCAGACTTGGCAGCAATTCGCGCCAAGGTAATAGGAGAGTGAAATGGCTGGATACAATTTTGATAGCAGTGAAGTAAGTGATGAGATTGCTCTGATTCCAAAAGGCACTGAGGTAAAGGCAGTGGTTGTAGAGTCTGATATTCAAGACCGAGACTGGGGCGTGCGTATGCCTTTGGTTCTTGAAGTTACCGAGGGCAAGCATGAAGGTGCTCGAATCTATGACGGGCTAAATCTTGAACACACCAACCCAAAGGTTGGAGCCATTGGCCAGAAGCAGCTTAAGCGGTTGTGCATGGCAGTGGGTGTGCCACGGTTTAAGAATACAAATGAGCTACACGGTAAGCCTTTTATGCTGACCGTTGGAGTCCAAGAAGCTCAGGGCGGATATGATGCCAAGAATCAAATTGGCAAAATGAAACCATGCGAAGCTCCTGCTGGATTTGAAGGCGAGCTTGAAGGCGAGCCTAAGGCTCAAGAGGTTGGCAAAGAGAAGGCACCGTGGGAGTGAATTGTGGCCAGCTTTCAATATGATTCTAATAGTGACATCGTTCGTTTGATATATGAGCAAGGCGAAAAGGCGCAGGGCGATTCACGTCGCCCGCACCTTGGATGCTCTGCCATTGGCAGGGAATGCTCAAGAGAAATTTGGTACGGCTTTAGATGGGCTGGCCAAGTCATGTGGTCAGGCAGAATGCTCAGGCTATTTGATAGAGGCCATCGAGAAGAGGCTGTCCTGGTTAATGCGCTTAAGAGCATTGGGTGTGAGGTGTGGGAGGAAGACCCTCGAACGAACAAACAGTTTAGAGTTAAGTTTGAAAGCGGGCACATAAAAGGTTCTGCTGATGGGGTTTGCCGGGGGTTACCCGGCGACCCTAACACCCCGCACCTGCTAGAGTTTAAGACTCATAACGATAAGTCTTTTAAACATGTGAAGGTTAATGGTGTGGCAGCGTCAAAGCCGCAGCACTTGGTTCAAATGTTTTTGTACATGAGAGGGCTTAAGTTAACCAAGGCGCTTTATGTAGCCGTGAATAAAAATGATGATGAGCTGTATATTGAAGTGGTCGAACATGATGCGAGTCTTGCAGATGAATATCTTGAGAAGGCAAAAGACATTGTTGCCTCCGAGGTTGAACCTGAAAAGATAAGCCAAAGACCCGACTGGTACAAGTGCAAATTTTGTAGCTTTAAAGGTCAGTGTCACTTTGGTCTACCTCTAAGCATGAACTGTAGGACATGCGACAAGGTGGAAGTTCATGATGATGGCGAATGGTTCTGCAGTCTAGACGGGGTTAAGCTCCCAGATAGCAAACAAAAAAAAGGGTGTGAAAGATGGAAGTCAATCTAAGAGAGTATCAGCAAGAGTCAGTAAATGCTCTTACAAGTTATCTCCACAATAAGACAGGCAATCCCCTATTGGTGTTGCCAACCGGTAGCGGCAAGAGCCATTGCCAAGCCGGGTTCATTCAGCAAACATTAGACAGGTATCCGAACACAAAGATACTTTGCTTAACCCACGTCAAAGAGCTTATTGAGCAAAACGTTGAGAAGGCTCGGCTCTATATGCCAGGGGCTGACATCGGCATCTATTCGGCTGGCCTGGGCAAGAGAGAGCTGGATAAATCTATAACATTTGCTGGCATACAATCGATTTACAATAAGGATTTTGAAGCTCCACATTTAGTCATGATTGATGAATGTCACTTGGTGCCTAAGAAGGGTGATGGCATGTATCTTAAGCTTCTTGAGAAGCTTATTATGGATAACCCCAAGTTACGAGTTATCGGCATGACGGCCACACCTTTCCGTTTGCGCGGGGGAGTTCTTACCGGGGGAGAAGGTAGGATGTTTGACTCGGTGGTTTATGACTTACCGATTCAAAGACTGATAGACGAAGGGGTGTTGGCCACTGTGGTGTCTGCTGAGGCAAGCGCGACCATTGATGTTGATGATGTAAGAGTAACGGCTGGGGAATACAATCTCAAACAACTGGGGGTAGCAGCCGACCAAGACCATGTAACCGCCTCAGCCGTTACAGACTTACTTAAGCATGGCAAGAATAGAAAGTCATGGCTTATATTCTGCGTATCTGTCAGTCACGCAAACCACGTCAAAGACGCCCTTATTGAGCGAGGGGTTGTTGCCGAGTGCATCACAGGGGAGACGCCTAAAGACGAGCGTAAGAGAATCCTGGAGGCTTACAAGGCAGGTAAGATTAAAGCTCTTACAAACTGCAATGTATTGACCACTGGCTTCGATGCACCTGAGACTGATTTGATTGCACTGCTCAGACCCACCATATCCCCAGGGCTCTATGTTCAAATGGTTGGCAGGGGTATGCGTCCAGCCAAGGGTAAAGACAATTGCCTAGTCTTAGACTACGGCGGCAACATCTCAAGACATGGCCCGGTTGATAATGTGACGATGCCTCCACCAGAGGGCAAGGGCAAGGGTGAAGCTCCAGTTAAGTTCTGCCCCATGTGCTTGGCTGAATGCCACTTGGCAACCAAGGCATGTGAAGAGTGCGGGCATGAATTTCAGATGGAAGAAAAGGAGCTGGGCAAAAGAGCCAGCAAACTATCTATTCTCTCATCTCAAAAAGAGCTTATTGAATACGAAGTGAGTCGAGTTAATTATGTGAAGCATGAAGGCCGTGGCAGCGGAAAAGTATCTATGCGCGTAGATTACTATGACGGTCCACTAAAGGCATGCAGTGAATGGGTGTGCATAGAGCACCGGGGGTTCTCTAGACACAAGGCAGAGAATTGGTGGCTGAGAAGAGATAAGTATGTTGACAATGTGTCCGGCGCACCTGCGACCGTCAAAGAAGCTGTTGAATTATCTTCAGACCTTCTTGAGCCTGTAAAAATTTACACGCGCAAGGAAGGCAAGTACGAAAAAATTGTGAGGTATGATTTTGATTAGCATGGTTTAGCTTACCATGCTGCGGTGGTCATGGGTTTTTGTTCACCCTCCTTCCTGTGGCCGCCGCTCTTAAAACGAAAATAAAAGGAACCGGGTGAATTTAGTTGGGGGACAATATGACTAAAATAAAGACAAGTTATTGCCAGGGGTGCGTCCGAACGGGGGTAGCACTAAAGCTTACAATGGCGGATGGTAGACCATACTGGTTGTGCGAGAAATGCTTAAACCCTCTACCGAGGGAATCTTACAAAAGAAATGAAGAATCAGAGTCCAGGAAAGCCTGGGGAGATTCTAAATATGAAAACAAAGGGTGAACTATTATGAGAGATATCGGAGACAGAAGGTTTGATTTTCCAGGAGAAGAAGAGAAGGAAGATAGCATGTGGTGGTTTAAGGGGCTGCTACTTGTCGCCATCGTTTGCATGGTGGCAGCTTACTTCTTAGTCCAGCGCAGTTTTGCACTGGAATATGCAGCGGTGGGCAGGCCGCCAATTGGCGAGCTGGTTGAGAGGGATAAGACGCGGGAGCAAATGCTTCTTGAAGAGCACTATAAGTATCGCTCCTATGAGACACATAGTGACGAAGACCGAGCGGGATTGACCGCCATCATTATGGGAGGTGAGTGATGGAAAAGCTTGAAGAGCTTATGCTTAAGTTGATTTCACTCTCGATGCCGTTTTTGTTTTTGCTGCTCCTATTTACACAAATTCACTGCCTGTTGAATCACTGCTTGGGGGGTGAGTGATGGGGATATCGAAATACAGCCCAAGTGCCTTATCAGAGCGCAGGTCTTCGCTGGAGTTTGTTACAAACCCTGAGCGCATCAGCGATCAGGAAACAGACTGGATTGACGATGCAATGGGGTGGGTGATGACTGCTGGGGTGTGTGGCACGTTCA